AAAGAAAAAAAAGAAAGAAATAGATTTAAATACTATTTAAGGGGTGATGTACTATAATTCAGATAGATAGACATAGCATAATTCAAGTCTTAGGTAGTCTAATGAATAAACCAGACTTATTAAGTGAAACAGATAAATATTTTTTAGAGCCTGGAGACTTTACTCAGCAACTTGATAAATTTATTTTTTCTGCAATTTATAATTTGTATGTTAATGGAGCTGAACAAATTCATGCAGTAGATATAGATACATATTTACAACAGAATGCTTTAGCTAAACAATTAATGGAAAAAGAAAATGGTAAAAGTTTTCTTCAAGATTGTGAAATTGAAAGCGATGTTAGTAATTTTAATTATTATTATAATAAATTAAAAAAATTTAATTTAGTTCGTGATTTACAGTTATCAAAAAATGATATTGATAATGTTTATTGTGAAGATATATTAAATGAAAGATATACTGAAATCAATGATAATTTTGAAAAAATGCAAGTAGTAGATATTATTAATATTTTAAAATCAAAAGTAGCAAATGTTGAAAATAAATATGTTTTAAATAATATTACTGAAGAAAGTTATCCGGCGGATTCTATTAGACAGAGAGTAAAAGAATGGAAAGCTAAGCCAGAAATTGGATGTATGCTTCAAGGAGAAATTTTTAATACTATTACCAGAGGAGGAAGAAAAGGAAAACTATACATTCGTTCTGCTGGTAGTGGAGTGGGAAAAGCAGCACCAAATTATACTAAAATTCCTACTCCAAATGGATGGACAACAATTGGGGAAATAAAAGCTGGAGATTATTTATTTGATAGATTTGGAAAACCTACAAAGGTTTTAGCAATTTATCCTCAAAAAGAGAAGAAACAAATTTATAAAGTTTATTTTAAAAGTGGACGAGTTGCAGAATGTTGTAATGAACATTTGTGGAGTTATTATAGTAATTTAAATGATAAAAACCCAAATAAACTAATTACTTCAACTTTACAAGAGATAATTGACAATCCAAAAGGACTAAAAAACAATAAGGGTGCATATAGATGGAGTATTCCAGTTTGTGAGCCTGTTCAATATTCAGAAAAGATACTTCCTATAAAACCTTATATCATGGGATTAATTTTAGGCGATGGAAGTTTTAGGTATAAAGAAAGTAATAAATCATTTAGTTTTTCTTCTAACGATGAAGAGTTGGTAAAATCCATTGCAATAAATATGGGATATAACTTTTATAAAAAACATAAAGGAAACGATTATTCTTGGTATTTTGAAAGTAATTTTAAAAATCACAAAAATGTTTGGGTAGAAGATATTTTAAAAGATTATCCAGAACTTTGGGATAAAAAAAGTGAAGATAAATTTATTCCAAAAGAATTTCTCTATGGTTCTGTCGAACAAAGATTTGATTTGCTCGCTGGCCTTCTTGATACAGATGGTTCAATAGATAAAAAAGGAAGAATCAATTTTACTACAATTAGTCCTGCATTAAGAGATAATGTCATTGAACTTTGTGAATCACTAGGAATGACTTGTTCATTTTTAGTTGATAAAAGAACTGAAAAATATACAACAGGAGAATGTTACAGAATTGATATTAAAGCTATCTCAGAAAGTAAAAAAAGAATGTTCAAGCTTAAAAGAAAAATAGAGCTGGTATATGAATATTTAAATAACAACAAGAGAAAAGAGCGTAAAGATCGAGATTCAATTATTAAGATAGAAGCAACTGGAAAATACACTGACATGACTTGTTTCTATGTAGATAATGATGAACATTTATTTTTAATGAATGACTATATATGCACGCATAACACCCGTTCAATGGTTGGAGACGCATGTCATATTGCTTATCCTATCCGTTATGATACAAGGGTTGGAAAATGGATATCAACTGGAAGTTGTGAAAAGGTTTTATATGTAATGACAGAACAAGATACAGAAGAAATAGATACCATGATTATGGCATATTTAACTGGTTATAATGAAGATGTTTTCACTTATGGAACTTTTGATGAAAATGATCCTCGTATTCAAACAGCGATAGATATAATGGAAAGATATAGAGATAATATGAATTATGCAAAAGTTGCAGATCCATGTTCTTCTATAATAAAAAATCTTTTTAGAAGAAGAAATCTTCAAGACGGAATAGAAAACTTTTTTTATGATTATATTTTTTCTTCTCCAGCAATGTTAGATGAATATAGGGATTTAAAGATTCAGGAACACGTAGCATTAAGAATGTTTACAACAACATTAAAAAATCTTGCAGTTGAATTAAATGCTTTTATCCTTACTTCTACTCAGCTTAATGCAGAAGATGATCCCAAAGGTGGTTTTAAAGATTTTAGAAATATCCAAGGGTCAACTTGGCCCCAACATATCTTTTCCTATTTTATTAATAGGGGTCAGAGTTTTCTGGCTAACGAGGGAGTCTAAAGCCCTGTCGGGAGACATAGGTATGATAATCTCGTGGGAATAAATATTCTTCCTCTTATATAAACATGGAAGAATATTTAAGCCTGTATCGACTATCCCTTAGGTTGAAATGCTGGGGAGTAGGGACACTATTAATACGTGTCTTAGTTTTAGGAAACGAAGCTAATGAGAACCGAAATGGATATGGTATTATAATATTTTTATAGTATTAAGAAATAGTCAGCGCCGTTGGAAACAACGGAATTCGTGCAAAAGCAATTGTAAATCTTGCTGATTTTGCTTGTATTATGTCAAGGCCTTCTATAGAAGAACTCAATCAAGTTGCAGAATTTAAAAAGTCTTTTGGTTTTACTCCTAATTTAGTTACCGATGTTTATAAAAATAGACGTGGTAGATGGAATATGGTTAGAATATGGTCAATGCACGACTTAGGAACTTGTAGAAAATATGATTTATTTATTACAACTGCAAACTTGAAATCTGTTGATAATTTTATAATTGTTGACTTTACAGCATATGAAGATGAAACATTAAAAGACCTTGAATTATTATATAATACTGGTGAAATTTCAGACACACTTAATAATCAATTATATGTTGAGCCAAATTCAGAAAACATATTAGACAATTTAACAAATGCTTTTGGTGATGATAATGATAGATTAGAACGACTTAAAGATAGGAGCATTAGTGATTTATTATGAACAAGGTGATTATGTGAAAAAATGGGAAAAATTATCCGAAAATGAAATAAAAGATATTTTTGCTAAATCTATCTCAAAAAGAGAAGTTGCAAGAAAAATTGGGTATAAGAGTAGAAATGATAAAGAAATTAATCTTATAATTGAAAAATATAATATTGACATTTCTCATTTTAATAAATATGAAAATTTAAGTGGCCAAATATTTGGGCGGTTAAAAGTTTTAGAAAAAGATATAACTCTTTCAGAAGAAAAAGGTTACTCTATTTATAAATGTCAATGTTCTTGTGCTAAACAAACTATTTGTTTTATAAGAGCAAATAGTTTGAAAACAGGGCACACTCAATCTTGTGGTTGTCTTGCAAAAGAACTAGCTTCTCTTTCTAATACAATAAATTTAAGAGGACAATACATAAATAGTATTTTAGTAATTGAGCGAAGTGATTTTAAAAATAATAATAGACATGTTTATTGGAAATGCAAGTGTTATTGTGGCAAAAATTTTATCGCCGATGGGACAGAATTAAGACAGGGAAAGATAATTTCTTGCGGCTGCTATAAACAATCGAAAGGAGAAAAGAAAATAAAAGAAATACTTGACAATGCAAATGTTGAATACAAAACACAATATACTTTTAATTCACTAAAAGGAAAAAACAGGAAATTAAGATTTGATTTTGCTATTTTTGAAGAAGGAGAATTAAAAGGATTAATTGAATTTCAGGGCGCTCAACATTATAATAGTATTAATTATTTTGGCGGAGAAGAAGAATTTTTAAAAAGACAAGAATATGATCTAAAGAAAAGGAAATATTGTCTTGAAAATTCAATTCCACTAAATCTCATTAAATATGATGAGAAAATAACTGAAGAAAGGGTGTTAAATTTTTATGACACTAAAAGAATTAAATTTAAGCCTTACACCTGAAAGAATAATTGAGATAATGAAAAGCTTTGGTGTTGAAGAATACATAGATAAAAAAGACTATTTAATTTTCCCAACTTGCTGTCATCATAAAGATGCTAACGAAGGCTCTAAAAAATTATACTATTATAAAAAAGATCATAGGTTTGTCTGTTATACCGATTGTGGATGCTCTTTTAATATCTTTACTTTATTT